GGTGTTAATCCAATGAGTGGCGATTGGCAACGTCTTGCTGACTGGCTACATGAGGTTTCACCTGATGTGGATGATGGCGATTATTCGTCTTTCGACTCAACCCAACCCTCCGGCTTTCTACTACCAGTGTACCAATCTATCAGAAATTGGTACCTTATGAACGGCGGTACTGGAGAAGACGACATCATCAGACAGCGCCTTGCTGAGTTTTGCATTCATGCATTTCACAGTGCTAGAGGAGTGGTCTATAGAACTGAAGGAAGTTTACCTTCCGGTATGATCGGAACCACTGCCATTAACAGTGGAGTCAATCTTGTCGCCTTTTTCTATGCTTGGCGTAGAATTTATCCTCTCTCTTCAGTTGGAGACTTTCTCCAAAATGTCCGCACCCTAACACATGGTGACGACGTCATGTTCTCAGTTTCTTCAGCCTTTCCAGGGTTCACTTCCAGAAACATTGGAACCATGCTTGCTGAGGTAGGTATGATCTTCACTCCAGCCGCCAAAGACGGTATCGAAACTCATGCTCGTCCTATCGAAGAGGTCACTTTTCTTAAACGCGGATTCAAACGCATGATGGGTGTCTACAGGGCACCGTTAGCTACCGCATCCTCTTTGGAGATGTGCAATTGGGTTACCAAATCTAGAGATCCCGTTATGGCCACTATTGACAATGTCACTACTGCTATGCGAGAATTAGCGATTTCCGAACCCGACACAATCCTCCAACAACAACTTCAAGCCGCAGTAATGCGCAACACAGGACGAATTGTCCCTATCGTCTCTCCTATAGAGATGTGTAGATCTTTCTTTTCTTCCTTCTAAACTTTCATATAATGATCCTACGTATTATAGTTTCTTATCTTCTACCAAATATGTATTGCAGTATGAATTATAAATAAAATAGATTAACTTACCAAACTAATGGCTGTATTTGGTATGATTAGACAGCTTTCAACTATCAAGAATTATTAGAACAACTTAAAATCAATTATTCAGACTCCCAATCCAGACACACAGGTTCCGTGGCATCAATGCCCACTGCAGGTGAAGTCAACTCTCAAGTCGAAGACCCAGTGGGTTTAACAACTTATATCGACGCAGAGGACAAAGTTGCCGACACCGCAGTAGCATCTCTAACTACGGACTCTTCAGCTCTTTTAGCCAG